TGAGACGACCACGGCGTTTTTCAACGAGTTCCGGGAGATCAACCAAGATATCGTGGAGGGCTTGATCGGCACCAAGCGGGTGGGGCGCTACCCCAGCCGCAAGGACGGCCCGGGCGCTACGTACCCCTGTATCCTCGCGGACACGAACATGCCCGCGCAGGACACATGGCACCAGCAGGTGATGGACGGGGAGGTGGGCTCGTGGGTGCTGTTCAAGCAGCCCAGTGGGCGAAGTCCCGAGGCGGAGAACCTCGCCTACCTGCCGCCGGGATACTACGACACCGACGGTCTGTCTGACGAGTACGTGAAGACCATGATCGACTGCGAGTACGGCACGTCCAAGGAAGGGATGCCTGTGTTCCGGTCCACGTTCGTGCCGTCATTCCACATCGCTCCCGCGCCGTTACTGCACATTGTGTCGGACGCGCACCCCCTGCTGATTGGGCTGGACGCGGGGTTGACCCCGGCGGCTATTATCGGCCAGCGCACCCCCTCGGGGAAGGTGCACATCCTCGCGGATTGCTACGTTGCGCCGCCAGACAGCATGGGCATGGAGCGGTTCCTCGACACTAAGTTGCTCCCCCTGCTCCGGTCTCGGTTCGCGGGGTGCCCGGTGAAGATCATCATCGACCCAGCGGCTAAGCAGCGTAGCCAGCCGACAGAGGAGACGGTGTTCGAGATCGTGAAGAAAAAGCGGATCAAGGTGATTACAGCGCCTACTAACAAGACGGAGCTTCGCATATCTTCCGGGGAGATGATGTTTTCCCAACAAAGCGAAGGCAAAGCTGTGCTCCTGATTGACGCCGGGTGTACGGGGTTGATCGCCGCCCTGAAGCATGGGTACAAGTTTGCCGCCCGCAAAGACGGCGAGATGGAGGAAAGACCCAAGAAAGATCATCCATGGTCGGACTTGGCCGACGGGTTCACTTACCTGACGGTGTACCTGATGGGCGAGGGGTCCTACGCGGGGGAGTCTCAGTACCGGGCGGTGAAGCGCGTTAATGCGGTGGGGTGGACTTGACGTGGTACACTGCCCTCGTAGTCTCCATGTACTGCTCCTATCGGCCTCCCCCCGCCGACTTAGCCCTCACCGGACCCCCCTCCCGTGGGGGCTTTTTTTATGGTAGGCTCCAATAACCTTCCCGGGAGTGCTTCATGGCTGGTCTTAGTCAACTGATTCCTGTTGCTTCTGCGTCCTCGCTAGCGGCGCAGACAAAACCCAACACAGACAATCAGAACAATCCTGTCATTCAAGGGCTCGCGTCCCACGTAAAGAAACGGTGGGAGTCGGCAAAAGTAGCCAAGCAGGTACCGGAGCAACGTCTCCTTCAAGCCCTGCGACAGCGTAACGGTGAGTACGACCCGGACAAGCTGGCAGCTATCAAGGAGCAAGGGGGCTCCGAGATTTACATGATGTTGACGTCGACCAAGTGTCGAGGCGCGTCCTCGTGGTTGAGGGACACGCTGCTCGGCTCCGGATCGGACAAACCGTGGTCGCTGGATGCGACACCCATACCTGACTTGCCACCCGAAGTGCAGAAGATGGCGCAGGATGCCATGATGGGCGCGATACAGATGATGATCCAGTCTACGGGTCAGCCCCCTTCCCCGGCGCTGATCAAGCAAGAGCAGGAACGCATGCGGGATGAAGCGATGCGCGTGCTGCAGGACGAGGCGGAGAAGCGCGTTGACCGCATGGAGCAGAAAATGGAGGACCAGCTTATCGAGGGAAAATTCCTCGAAGCCTTGTCCGAGTTCATCGACGACATCGTCACGTTCCCCACCGCGACAATGAAAGGGCCGGTTCCTCGCAAGAGGAAGACCTTGGAGTGGCAGGGCGGCGGTTTGGTCCCTGTAGAAAAGATTACGCTGGAGTGGGAACGTGTCGATCCGTTCATGTGCTATCCGGCATCGTGGTCGGCCAGCCCCCACGACGGGTTTTTCATTGAGCGGCATCGACTGACCCGCGAGGGCGTCGAGGGCATGATCGGGGTCCCCGGGTACGACGAAGCCGCGCTGCGCTCGATACTGAGTAACTTTGGTGTCGGGCAGTCTGAACTTCTTTCCGTAGACCAAGCCATGGCCACGGCGGAGGGCAAACTAAACGCCGAGACTTACCGAACTGAAGATGTGATTGACGCCATACAGTTGTGGGACACCGTACAGGGTAAGTTGCTTGTCGAGTGGGGCATGGATGCTGCTGGCGTACCTGACATGGAGAAGTCCTACCCCTGTGAGGTCTGGGTAATCGGAAACACAGTCATCAAAGCGGTGCTCAACTACGACCCGCTGGGAAGAAAGCCCTACTACACCGCGTCGTACGAGAAAATTCCCGGCGCGTTTTGGGGCAACGGTGTCTGTGACCTGATCCGCGATTGCCAAGACATGTGCAATGCGTCCGCGAGGGCTCTCTCGAACAACATGGGTATCAGTTCTGGTCCTCAAGTTGGCGTCAACGTCAGCCGCCTGCCGCCCGGGGAGAACATTACGCAGATGTACCCGTGGAAAATATGGCAGTTCCAGAATACGGACTACCAAGATGCGTCGAAACCACTTGATTTTTTCCAACCCCAGTCAAATTCCAACGAGTTGATGGCTGTTTTTGAGAAGTTTCAGTCCCTCGCCGACGAATACTCAGGCATCCCCCGGTACATGACCGGCGAACAGGCACCCGGAGCAGGTAGAACGGCCTCCGGACTGTCGATGATGATCAGCAACGCGTCGAAATCCATCAAGTCGGTCATCTCTTCCATCGACCACAACGTCATTTCCCGCCTGCTGGAGCGTTTGTACCAGCACAACCTGCGCTACGCGGCTGATCCTGACCTCATCGGCGACATCAACATCATCGCCAAGGGGGCAATGTCCCTTGTGGCCAAGGAAAGCGCAGCCGTTCGGCGTGCAGAGTTCCTCCAACTCGTCCTCACCAACGCCACCGCACAGGCTATCGTGGGTCCGTTGGGCACCGGAGAGCTTCTGCGCGACCACGCTCGCCTGTTGGACATGAACGTCGACAAGATTGTGCCTTCGGCCGAAAAACTGCAGGCCAAGATCGCGCAAGAAGCGCAGCAAATGCAGCAAATGCAGCAAGCACAGCAAATGCAGCCTGAGATGGAGACCGTTGACACGCTCCCAGACGGGGCTCCGGCGGGGGGTAGGCAGTCCAACCAGATGGTAAACACCGTCTCCGGGCGTACTGGGTAGGGATACGCGTGATTTATCCCCAAAACTGTGTGAGGTGAAAAATTGACACAAGCATGGACTCGTAAGGAAGGTAAGAATCCCAAGGGTGGGTTGAACGCCAAGGGTAGGGCTTCCTACAACGCAGCCAATCCGGGGAAACCCGGGCTGAAAGCCCCGCAACCTGAAGGTGGTAGCCGCAGGGATTCATTTTGCGCGAGGATGACGGGGATGAAAGAGAAGCTGACCTCTGCCAAGACCGCTAATGACCCCAATAGCCGGATAAACAAAAGTTTAAGGGCGTGGAAGTGCTGAACAAGGTAAAGCCGCAAGAAGTAAATAACCGTAAACTTACCCCAACGGAGATTTTATGAAATACGCTAAAGCTGGTATGACAAAAGATGGCATGCACAAGATGCCCGGTGGAAAGATGATGAAAAACTCGGCCAAAGAAATGCAGGCATCAAAAGGCGCAAAAAATATGGCTGCTATGCCTTATATGATGACCAAAAAAGGCAAAACTAAGTAAACTACTCATTCGATAGCGCCCCGCGTATCACGCAGGCAGGCGTTACTCTCGTGGAAGGTGCGATGAAGTACACCATTTCGGAAGACGGTCTGGCGTTAATCAAGAAGTACGAGGGCTTGCGCCTTGCCGCGTACATCTGCCCGGCCGGTAAGTTGACGGTCGGCTACGGACATACAGGGGAAGATGTTCACGCGGGCACTTGCGTTACCGAACTTGAGGCTGACACGCTTTTGCGAAAGGATGCCCATGCTGCCGAAAACTGCCTTGGTTCTGCAATTCAAACCCCGCTCAGTCAGTCGGAAGCCGATGCCTGCATTAGCTTCATCTTTAATCTTGGATGCGGCGCTTTCCGTGGCAGTACTCTCGCTCGTTACCTCAATGCTGGTGATTTCGACGCTGCTGCTGGTCAGTTTAAGCGGTGGGACAAAGCGACAGTGAACGGAGTGTTGACCCCTCTTGCTGGCTTGACCGCCCGTAGAGAAGCCGAAGAAGCCTTGTTCACTCGGAGCGCGTAATGAACGACTTCCTGAAGGGCCTTGCTCCTACGCTCGCTTCGGCGCTACTCGGGCCCCTCGGAGGCGTAGCCGTAGCTGCCCTCGGTAAGATCGTTGGTGTGGACAATGCAACGGTGGCTACGGTCACCGAGGCGTTCAACGACGGCAAGCTGACCCCGGAGCATCTTGCGCAGATCAAGGAACTGGAACTCAAGTACCAGAACGAGGAAAAGGAACGTGGGTTCAGGTACGCCGACCTTGAGTTCAAAGACCGCGACTCGGCCCGTCAGATGCAGATTAGTACGCAAAGCAACACGCCGACTGTCTTGACCTACATGGTTACCGCAGGGTTCTTTGGCATTCTTGGCTGGATGATGCACGACAGCAGCGTAGTGGACTCCCCTCCGATCATGATTATGCTGGGTTCGCTCGGCACGGCTTGGACGGGATGTATTAGCTTCTGGTTCGGCACTACTTCAAACTCTGCTAAAAAAGATGTGATGCTTAACGCTAGCCGCAAATAGTTGCCGGTACTTTCTTAGTGTGGTACCGTCTCGCATGAACGGATTTAATACTGTGGATAAAGCCACAGCAGCAGCACTCCACCGGATGAAATCCCCCGAAATGGAGCCTCTGTTGAAGTTCTTTAACAACATGGCTGAAGAACACAAGGATGCGCTGGTCAAGGCAGATACGGACAGGTTTGTCCGCCTGCAGGGCCGAGCGAGTGTCCTTATAGAGTTTTTAGACGCGGTGGATAACGCCGGGTCTACGTTGGAGAAGTTGAATAAACCCTGAAACCACTAGCTGACCATTACATGAAGGGCAGACCGTAAAGACGGAGCCTAGAGTGGAGTTGGAGCGAAGGAGATTGAGATGGCTGCACTACCGAAGCAAGTTGAGCGAGACCTACAGGAGTTGGAAGAGTACGAACGGACGCTGGCCCCCCAAGCAGGAGTTTCTGTCGAAGGGACACCGGGCCCCGATACCCCACCTACCGACGCGCAGCCCTCGGAAGAGCCCATCCTCTCGAATCAGCCCCCTGAAGTTGCTGCACCGCCGCAAGATAACGTGTGGGAACAGAGGTATCGCACGTTAGAGGGTAAGTACCAAGCCGAAGTCCCTCGTCTGCACACTGCGAACAGAGAGATGCAGCGTCAGATTGATGAACTGAGTGCTAGGACCGCCCCCAAGGTGGAAACACCAGCTGAAGAAGGGTTGGTAACCGAGAAAGACGTAACTGATTATGGTGAAGACCTGCTCGATGTCCAGCGCCGTGTGGCCAGAGAAGTAATGGCCCCGTTGAAGGCTGAACTCGCTCAGCGCGATACGAAGATTGCCCAGTTGGAGGCGGAAGTCCACAAAGCTGCGGGGGATGTTTCCTCGGTAACTTTTGAGTCCCGTCTAGCCAAAGCGGTCCCAAATTTCGACCAACTTAACGTAGATCCCAAGTGGATCGCGTGGTTGGACGAAAAAGATCCGTACACGGGTGAGCCTCGCCGCGCATACGCTGAGTTCGTCTACCAGAACGGCGATATGGTGAAGCTGAAGAACGTAGTGGATTTCTACCTGAAGTCCACACCGACTGAAGCTCTACCCCCAGACTCTCGACAACAGCGTCAGGCCGAATTGGAACGTCAAATCACGCCGACTCGTACTACCAGTACCGCGCAGGTTACGTCCCCAGCCAGCACTCGTATCTTTACCGAGGCTCAGGCGACCAAACTGTTCGACGACGTTCGTAGGATGAACATCGCTGGGAAATACGACGAAGCAGCCAAGCTCGAAGCTGAACTGAGTGATGCGTACATGCAAGGCCGCGTGCGCGGCTAGCTGAACGTGGAGCCAGAACAGCCCAAACCCACTTAATCTAGGAGATTTACCATGGCTATTCTGGCCCCCGCATCACCCTTTCTGACCAGCCCGACCATTGCAGCGGCGTTCAACCCGCTGCTCTGGTCGAAAAAACTCAACGCGAAGTACTATGTTGACAACCAGCTTGCCGAAATTACCAATACCAGCTGGGAAGGCGAGATCAAGAACCAAGGCGACACCGTGCGAATCCGCACCGCGCCGACGCTGACGATCAGTGACTACGTAATTGGCGGAAGCCTGCAGTACGAAGTCCCGACCCCGGTCTACCAAGACATGTTGATCGAGAAGGCCAAGTCGTTTGCGTTCCAGTGCAATGACGTGCAGGAAGCGCAGTCCGACATGAACCTCCTGAACATGTACATGGACGACGCTTCTAAGCAACTCAAGCTGTCCATTACCGAAGAAGTGTTCTTCAGCATGTTTTGCACCACGGCTGGTGACACTGCAGGCACGGACAAGAACACGGCGAGCACGACCGCGTCGTCTACCCGTGGCTGCGCGGCCGCGAACCAAGGCGCTACCGCCGGTGCGAAATCGTCGGTGCTTAACCTCGGGACCGACATCACGCCCATCGCGGTGACGACGACTGCGGCCAACCTGCTCACGCTGATCCTGAACATGGGCGCGGTGCTGGATGAGCAGAACGTGCCGGAATCGGGGCGCTTCCTCCTGATGAGCCCGTACGACCGGCAAATCCTGATGTCGACCAACCTTGCGCAAGCGTACTTTACCGGAGACACCTCCAGCATCGTCCGTACTGGCAAGATCGGCATGATCGACCGCTTCACGGTCTACGTCAGCAACATGCTGCCGCGTGGTACGACCAACAAGGGTTGGGTCACTGGTTCGGCGGCAACGTCGACCGGCGGCTCGATGGCTAGCGCTGACGTTCGCCGCGTAGTCATCGCCGGGCACAAGGATGCGATCAGTTTCGCCGCGCAGGTGAACAAGACGGAGCAGGTTCGCAACCCCTCGGACTTCGGTGACTTCATTCGTGGCCTGTCGGTGTACGGCCGCAAGGTCGTGAAGCCTGAAGCCTTCGCCTTCGGCGTCGTCAAGTAACGCTCAGGGCCGGGGGTAACCTCGGCCCACTAAACCTAATTTAAGGAGATTCATCATGGCAAGCTCTGGAATCAACATGGAAATCGGTGGCTACTCCACCGGCCTTACTGCACTCGTTGGTGGCGCGGCACCTACGGCGGCGGCGAATACGCTGTCGTCTGGGATCAACGTCGTTGCGACGGTCGCTACCGCTGGGGATAGCATGATTCTTCCGGCGTCGATGGCGCAGGGCGCAAGAGTCCGCGTGTACAATACGTCGGCTGCTACGCTGGACATCTTCCCCAACACAGGTGGGACCATCAACGGCGGCTCGACCAATTCGGAAAAGGGTCTTGCTACTCTGACCGGGGCTACCTTTGTTCAGGTGGGTACCGACGGTCTGACGTGGGTGGCGGACAACCTGATTGCCAAGCAGTCGTAACCATGAAGTAGCGGGCGGGGCTTCGGCCTCGCCCGCGCCCTTTTTTGGGAGGCAACAAAAATGCCGTCCGTTCGAGTAACAGGCACGTTTTCCCGTCCGGCCGACAACACCGCGTACGCTACAGGCGACATTATCGCCAACAGCGGTACAGCGGCTTCGGTCGTTCCCGTTACCTTCTACATGCCTCAAACGCGGGCGAGATTACGGCGTGTAGCGCCGTCGTTACCCCGGCCAGTAGCAACTTGGTGATCACGGCGCTCGACTTCGCCCTGCTCCTCTTCCGCCCGGTCACGAGCATTCCGTTTGCCGACGCTGGGTACCCGGCCGACAATACCGCGATGGCTATCACCGCCGCAGCGTTTCGGGAGCATGTGGTCAAATTCACGTTCGCTAACGGCGCGTGGACCAATCCGGCTGGTGGGTTAACCGCCGGTGTTACCGGGTACCAAACCGTGATGCCAAACGGTAGCCGCCCTCGCGTGCCGTATACGACCTCTTCCGGTAACCCTGAGTCGGCGCAACCCCTCACTCTTATCGGTGTCGTACAGTGCCTTGGATCTTGGACTCCTCTCGGCGTTGTCAACCGGTTTGACTTATCCCTTGACGTAACTATTTCGTGATGAAAACTCCCGAAGAGCTTTTCCCCACCGGAGTGTGGAGCGACAGCAAACGAGAGTTCATGGTCAAGGACGCCCAGTACTTTTGGCCGGTTATGGAGACCGGGGCGGATGGAGCGATGTTCGTTACCCCCCATGGTAAAACCCTGCTGCAGCCTGAACCGGGTCCGGAAGAAACCTTGCACAACGAGTTTAGTGGAGAGCTCAATCTTGACGATCTTCCCGACCTATCGATTTCCAAGACGCTGAAGAAAAAGCGGGGATTGGGGTAATCCATGGCCGCAATCTCTGTGTTCCGGCCTCTGGTGTACATCGACTGCCCCGGGGTTCCGAACCCCATGATGGATGACGCTATTCGCCGTGCCGCACGGGAGTTCTGCAAAAAAACGCAAGCCTTGACGGTCGAAGTAAACATAACCTTGGCGGTGGCCGATAACTCGTACGCCCCTGCTATGGCGACCGGCACCGAGATCCTCGCGGTGGAGAGCCTTCGCCGCCCTACTAGCCAGACTCGCGTCACGCCGGAGTACCTCGTAGCTCGCTCGGTAGACCACATCACCGCGCAAACTACCGCGACCGGGACCCCTACCATTTACGCTGTGACTGACGACAGTACGGTGGAAATTGTTTTATACCCGACTCCGACTGCCATTGAAACGCTGACGGCCAAAGTCGTGTTTATGCCCACCAAGGCGGCTGCAACTTTAGACGACCGACTTGCCAACATTTACCTCGAAGCCGTGACTGAGTACGCCAAGTACTGGTTGCAATCGCAGCCGGATAAACCGTGGTCTAACCCCGACGCGGCGATGGCGTCCAACCGGCAGTTCGAGTCATTCGCTTCCGCCGCGATCATCCGACGTAATCAGACTCGCACCAATACTTCGACGCACGTACAGATGCGTCCTTTTGCCTAAGGAAACACCATGGCCCTCCAATACAGTGTCAATCTACGTAACGCCCAGCTGGACGCGTTGGAGACCCATGCCGGTACTTCGGCTATCCTGCGCCTATACTCTGGGTCGGTACCCGCTAACGTCGCCGCCGTCATTACCGGCACGATGCTTTGCCAGATAACGCTTCCATCCGACTACTTTACCGCCGCCTCTTCTGGTGTCATGTCCAAAACCGGCACATGGTCAGGTGCGGGGGACGCTGGAGCCGGGTCGGGTACGGCCTGCACGCACTTCCGGTTGTGGAAGTCCGACGGCACTACTGGCGTGCTGCAAGGTACGGTTACCATTACAGCGGGCGGGGGCGACATGACGGTGGATAACACCAGCATAGCCAGCGCACAAGTTGTGACCATCAACACCTTTGCCATCACCGCCACGAACTCATGACCGCTGCAGTAAACAGCTACGGGATTAACGCCGGGGGTATAAACGGCGCTGATCAGAGATACCTTGATGCGTCTTTGTCGCAAGGTGCGAACACGGTAGTGACGGCCGGTACGGTCGGTATTGTCTCTACTGCGTCCATTTCGCAGGGGGCCAATACAGTCTCTTCGGCAGCTGCAAACGCTATTGTTGCGGCCTTTGCTCAGACGCAAGGCGCGGACACGGTAGTGACGGCTGGTACGGTCGGCGTCGTCGCCGCCTCCTCCCTGTCGCAAGGCGCGGACACGGTAGTGACGGCTGGTACGGTTGGTATTGCCGCCGCCGCTGCAGTTACGCAGGGGGGTAATACAGTCTCTTCGGCCGCTACAAACGCTATTGTTGCTGACTTTGCTCAGCTGCAGGGCGCGAATACGGTGTCTGCCGCCGGTGCGTCCTCTTGGACTGCTATCGGGCTGCTCTATCCGGCGGCGGACCTTAGCTCCGGAACCGGTGTGGTTACCATATCCGGAAATAGCGTTCCGAATGCCCTAGGTGATACCCTGTTGGCGACTGGGTCCTCGGTTGTTACCCGGCACGCTTCCAGCGTCGGTGCCGTGTTGCATGGGGCGGCAGCGGTGACGATTACCAGAACGACCGCGAATGCGACAGTCCAGAGGCACGCATGACTCCACAATCTGTCATTGATTTTGCTCGCGGTGTGATCAACGACGCAGAATCGGCTACCTACCGGAATAGTAGCGCCACCCTTCTGATATACGTCAACGCAGGGATGAAGGAGGTGTCTTCGCTGCGTCCGGACTTGTTTCGTGCAATCGGTGACGTAACGTGCACCCCCGGTGCGGTAGAACACCTACTCACCTTTCCGGCCGCGCAAAACCTAGTTAGCGTGCTGTCTATCCATGGAGGGGCGGCGCTGACGGAATTTGATATGTCAGCCATGGACCGTTTCAACCCCGGGTGGCGCACGGACACGGCCGGAGACGTCGAGCAGTGGGCTAGGTTGCCTAGCGATCCGCTGCGGTTCTTTATCTACCCAAAAGCTCCCGCCACGCCGCAAACAGTGGATGTGGTGTATACAGCGGTACCACTTGATCTCGCCCTTACCGACTCGATAACCGAAATACCTGTTTCGTATGAGCCCGCGCTGGCAGACTACGTGATCTACCGTGCAGAGAGCAAAGACGACGAACACTCAAATACCGCCCGTGCGACATCGCACTACCAAGCATTTGTCGCCAAGATTAAGGGGATGTAACCATGCCTACTCTGTACAACAACAACGCGTTCTCCACTCTTGCCGCCGCCATCACTTCCAGCGGGCAAACCTCTGTCACGGTTCAGACCGGACATGGGGACCGGTTCCCCATCATCGTTTCCCCCGACGTTGCGTTCATTACGCTGGAGAATACCGCTGGTACGAGGGAAGTCATTAAGATCACCGCCCGTGCCTCTGCCTCGGATGTGCTCACGGTTACGCGTGGTGAGGAAGGGACAAGTGCAACTACGTGGGCCATCGGCGACCTGATTGAACAGCGTATTACCGCTGGGGAGTTGACCGACTTTCGTACGCGTCCGGGGTTCACCACTACGGCAACATCGGCTGGCACGCTGACTCTTACCAAGGGCAGCACAGAAATACAGACCTTGACCGGGTCTACCACGCACACGGTGGTGTTGCCGGTAGTGTCGACGTTGTATACCGGGAAGTCGTTCACGATCAACAACAACAGCACGGGCATAGTCACCGTAAATTCGTCTGGCAGTAATGCCGTCGTCGCCATTCAGCCCGGAAACAGTGCAGATATTATCTGCGTGCTTATAACCGGTACGACTGCGGCATCATGGACCGTCATGACTGCGTTCGGGGCGTCCAACGGAGCCCTTCCGGGAACGCTTAGTGTTAGTGGAACCGCTACGATGGCGGCGATCAATGCTTCGGGCACGGTAGCAATGGCAGGAGCGGCTACGGTTGGGACGACTTTGGGTGTGACGGGGCTTTCGACGCTTGGGACTGACGGATTACTTAGCCTTACAACTAAAGGCTACTTCAACAGCAAATACAACGCCGCTGCCTCGCTCTGGCAATGGGGGCCGGGAGCAATTTCTACCGCCAACGCATTCGGGTTTACGGTAGGTGGCACGAACGTCCTTGATCTGCTGTCCGGGGGCATCGCCGTAACCGGCACCCTCGGCGTGGGCGGGGCTGCGGTCGGTTTTGGAAACGGCTACAACGAGATCACGATTGCGACCGGCGCAAACGGGTCGATGCTGTATCTGCAAGGCACCGGGCCGCTGAACCACAGGCTGTATGGCAATGGCTCAGGAATTAGTTACGATGCATCCGGAGCAACATCACACACTTGGTATAACAACTCCGCTGTAACTATGGCGCTGAATACCAATGGACGCTTAAACATTGGTGCGTCTGTAGCCTATAACGGCAACAACCTGCTGGACATAAACGGTAGTGCTACCGGAGATTATATTGCTACCTTGCAAAACTCCGCCGCCAACCCTTACGGGGTGTACCTAAACTATAGTACGGCAGACCCAAACAACACTAGCGCATTTTTTCTTCATTGTCGCGGCAACGGCACCAACAGGGTGCTTTTCTATTCCAACGGTGGCCTTGGAAACTACTCCGCCAACAACCAAAACCTGTCCGACGAAACCGTTAAGTCTGACTTCATTGCGATGCCTTCTTTCCGCGATGAATTTGCTGCAATGCACGGCAAGTGGACTCGGTACAAGTACCTCGACCAGACCCACTCCGACTACAACAGCGGCTACCGCGCTCAAGATATTCGGGATGTGTTTGGCGCGAAGGCACCGGAACTTGTTGACTGGTGGGAGACCGAGACGCGTATAGAAGTAGAAGATGCGGAGACTGGCGAGAAAACAAACAAGATGGTTCCCATCCCAGAGTCGGAGCGCAAACTCGCGGTGTACAACGACGACCTGCACAACATTGCAATGTCAGTCCTGTCCGAATTAATCATTGAGCAGAACACCCTCCGTGACGAATTCCAAGCCTACAAATCCTCCCACCCATAAGGAAACCCCGTGAGCGAAGAACTGAAAACCGACCCGCAGGACATTGTGCAAGCCGTACAGATGCAGCGGGACACCGCGTTGAATGAGGTCGTGCATCTCCGTGCGCTGCTGGCTGCGGCGGGGCGTAGGATTGATGAACTGACCAAACCCGTAGTCAAAGAAGAATAAGGACGCGCACCTATGAACATCCTTAGATCAAAAACAGTCTGGCTCGGCATCATCGTTGCGCTTCTTTCCGTCGCGCAGGGCTTCCTCTTCCAGATTCCCGTGCAACCCGCAGTTCAAGCGGCAATCGGCGGGGTCATTGCGGTGGCAATCGTTGTGCTGCGGTTTATGACCACTCAACCCGTGTCGGATAAATGATGGCGACCGTTAACGAATTGGATGTTCGCCTGACCTCGCATGAAGCTGTATGCGAACTGCGCTACGACACGATCAACGCTCGGTTGAAACGGATTGAACATATCGGCATTACCATTGCGGGGTTCATTATTGCCTTGCTGCTCCACCTTGTGACCAAGGCCGTGTAGTGGACACCTTTGATATGCTGGTGAAGGCGTGGCCCATTCTGTTGGCCTTGATCACGCTAATCATTGTGCTGTCAAAGATTGACCTAAGAGTTGCGGTACTGGAAGAAAAGATCAAAACGCTGTTTGAGTTGTTCAACAAAAGGAACGAAAAATGATTACGTTTACTAGGGAACAAGCAACCACGGCGTTCAAGGCTACTATCCAGCAATGATCAAATTCGCCCCCTTTGGAGGACTGTTTCCGCTAATCGGGAAGCGTCTTTTGCCCCCTACGGCGGCGCAAAGGGCTATCAACATCAAACTCCAGTCGGGTGAACTTCGTCCTTTGCGCGAGCCGGGGCTATCGTATGTCCCCCTTACACCGAAAACAAACCCGGCGCTGTCCATATTCAAAGCACGTAACGGCACGTCCTCGTCCGACTGGTTTTCGTGGCCGGTTGACGTCGACTGTGTTCGCGCTCCGTTGCCCACGGACGTTACGTCCCGGTTCTGCTGGACCGGCGATGGCGTACCCAAGATGGCGGTGTACACGTCTGCTGTTGTCGGCAGCACCAACAACTTCCCCTTGGCCGCTTCCGAGTTCACGCTAGGTGTGCCGACACCGCAGACAGCCCCTACAGTGACCCCCTCGGGTGGCGTGGCCACGGATGTAACGCGGTTCTACTGCTACACGTTTGAAACCGCCTTGGGGGAGGAATCTTCCCCTTCTCCGCTGTCGCTCTCGGCTACGGGTAAGCCCGACGGTACGTGGGCTATTGCCGCGATGGACACCGCTCCCGCCAACTCAGGGGTCGGGACGGCCGCGTTTTCTTCGGTGACAACCTTTACTGCTACTGCGGCGGCTAAGCACTGGTTGCGGGTAGGTGACTCCGTGGTGTTGAGCAACGCATCTCCTACGGTTCTGGGCACGTTTACGGTGGCCTCCGTTCCCTCCGCGTCCACGTTCACGGTTGCTGGTAACTACGCAACGGCCGTATCGTGGTCTCGAAGCACGCCGTGGAATATCAGCGGCATGACCAAGAACCTGTACCGTACGACCGGGACTACCGGTGTATTTCAGTTAATCAACGCTACTGGAGTTGCAGTCGCAACCACGACGTACAGCGACACCCTGTCGGACTCCCTTATCGCCGGGGACGATCTGGTCTCTGTCGGGTGGGTACCGCCCCCGGTTGGATTGACTGGACTATGTGTCCACTCTTCAGGCGCGTTGGTAGGGTTTGTCAACAACTTGCTGTGCTTTTCCGAGCCTACCCAACCCCACGCGTGGCCAACAGCGTATCAGCTATCGTCCGGGTTTAATGGCGTTGGATTGGCTACGTCAGGTTCGACCATCATCATGGCCACGGCGGGTACGCCTTTCGTGGTTACCGGCACGGAGCCATTGTCCATGTCCGGGGAAAACGTGCCGGGTATGTACCCATGCTTGTCCAAGCGCAGCGTTATCAGCTACGCGGGCGGGGTCCTGTACGCATCGAAGCATGGTCTAATCAGCGCGGGACCGTCAGGTGCGGCCCTTTTCACCAAACCATTCTATACCCGGGACGAATGGGATGACCTCAACCCCAGCACCATGGTGTGCGCTACCGCCAACGAACGTATGTATGTGGCGTACGACAATGATGCCGGAACCAAAAAAATACTGATTTTCGACGGGGAATTACATACCACTGCGGACGTGTCGGCCTACGAGTTGTACACGGATGAGGCGACGGGTGAACTGTACCTGACAACAAGCGAAGGGATACTCCTTTGGGACGACCCGGATAAAGTTGTGTTGTTTTCCGATTGGATGAGTAAGGAGTTTGTATTTCCGGCCCCGGTGAACTTGGGGGCTGCAAAAGTTGACTTCGATCTTGTCATAGATCCGGCGCAGCAAGCGGCGATAGATGCTGCTCAAGCTGTTGTGGTAGCCGCCAACGCCGCCCTGATTGCGGCGTCCCCCCAAGCGGTCAAAGGGTCGATCAACGCTTCGATTGTTTCTGCGTACCCCATCAACGGGTCTGCCATGGTCGCTTACCCGGAAAACGCAGTCACCAACGAGGTGACTTTCAATCTCTATAGCGACGACACCCTGCTCGCTACCCGCACGGTCAGCAACAACACGGCATTCCGGCTCCCGGCTGGGTACAAGCGCGACGTGTTCCACATCGAGGTTCTGGCGCAGTGCAACATTAAAGAAGTGCGTATTGCCGAAACCATGATCGGATTAAAAGACGGATGAAGAAGCCCGGTATCCCTTCATTGCCAAAAACTGGTGAGAGTCGCACCCGGTTTGATGGGGCTGTGGCCGAGTCCTTGGAGATCATTATGGGTCGCAGGCGGTCCACCGTTGCGCTGATCCCCAACCCTGACACCGTAACGGCCCCGGAGATCGCGGCCAAGATCAACGAAATACTGGAGTTATTGCAGGGATGACCGAGTTCACCATCGCCCCTCACCCAACGGCACACGACGTGTTTGTGAAGTGCTACCGCGACCGGGGGTTGGTTGACCCGGCTGGGTGGGACGTAGTTGCTTTATTTCTGGATGGTGCCGTAGCTGGGGCTGTGGCAGGGAAAGACCGGTATTTTCACCTTGGCGTACTCCCCGAATTCCGTGGGAAATGGGCCTCTAGGCGGCGTCTTCGGCAGATTGCCGAGTGGGCAAACGCCAGAGGATATACACTTACGAAAGTGCGCTTCGACAGCGTAGGGGCCAAGATGGCAACCATCGGCGGTATGGTCCTAAAACAAAGAATTGCAGGAGGGTGTGAATATGCGTATGCGCCTTAACCCCGCCGGGGACATTCCTCTGGGCGACCCGAATGCCGCGTTCCCGAAGCATTCGTGGGGCAAAGTCGTTTACAACGATTTCATCTTTGGTGGTGATGCTCCGGCCCCCCCTCCACCGCCGGATTACACCCCGCTGGCTACCTCCTCCACGGAAGCTGCTCAGATAGGCGCAACCCTCGGCCGCGAGCAACTAGCTGAGACTCGCCGTCAGTACGACATCAACCGAGGAGTTTCCGACCGGGTGTCGAACTCGCAGATCGCCTTGATGGATCAGGCGAGGACGCAGGGGGACGACTACTACAACTACATGAAGGCCAATCAGCGGCCGGTCGAAGAGTCGCTCAATCGCCAGTCGACGACGGACTTTACGGCGCGGGATGAGGCTGACCGTGCGGCTATAGGCAGCAATTACGACTCGATGCGAGGCCAAGCGGAGGCTGACCGCCAAGGCATCTTGTCTCGCTATGACGCCAACCAAGCAGCAGACGTAGTTGGGCGTGCTGGGTTGGAAGCGCAGTCTCGTGGGCAACAAGACGCGAACATGGCGCAACGCTTGAACATGGACCAATTCTCGGCCCAGCAAATGGCCGAAGGTAGGAGTCGTACGGCTGGAATGGACCAGTTATCGGCCCAACAGATGGCTGATGCGAGATCGCGTACGGCTGGTTTAGATCAGTTTTCGGCGCAGCAATACGGCACGAATGCCTCCCGGTCACAGGCGATGCGGGACTACGCCAACCGGAACGACGCCGCTAATACGTCCGAACGCGAGTTGATGACCGGTGGTAATCGGGGTATTTACGACGCCCGCCGGGCCGACATCGACTTCGGTGTAGATAACGCGACGGCTGACGCCCGCAGTGGGATGACGCAGCAAGCCGGTATGCTCATGCGCCAAGCCGCTCGGCTGGGGTATTCGCCGGAGAGGATG